GGCTTTTTCAGCTTTTGTCATCTTATCAGCTACCGCTTTAGGTCGGCACGAGGGGTACGGGCGCTTCTTTTTATCCTTACCAGAGCGTCCACAGGGCTTCCCGGTCTTTACGTCAACCCATTCGTCCTTGAACCACTTCTTGAGGGCTGCGCCTTTTTTACTTTTTCTTACGGCCACTTTTGTTACCCCAGTTTTTAGCGCCTACCTTGCGACATTTAGCCACAGCACCAGATGCGTAAGCAGAAGGCCACACTTTGTAACGAGCCTTGACCTTCTTTGCACACGCATCGTTTGCCTTTTTCTTTTTCTTAGGCACTTTAGTAACCTTTAGCCTTCTTTACTTTTTTGCCTGTTCGCTTTGCAGCCGCCTTAGCCTTTGCTTTGCCCTTAGCGGTGTACGGATACTTTTTCTTTCCTACCATTGGCATAACTATCTCCTTACCAGTTTTTGCAAGACCAATATCTTGCGCTGAGTTTACTAGGCTTACTTGTGTCACACTTGTGTCTAGCCCTAAACGACTTGCGTCTAGCTGGCTGATCTTTCTTGATCTTCATTTTAGCATCACCAAAACGAATAGTCTTAGTCTTGTCGCCTTCCTTGGCTACCACAACAAACTTTTTAGTAGGATGATTAGGCGTCCTCTTTGGTTTGTTGTATCCGCTTACTCCTGCTCTTGCTAGCTTTGGGTCCTTCTCTTTTGGCATTAACCTTCTCCTCCAACTCCCTGACCTTGGCCTCCAGAGCCTCCAATTGACCTGAGTGCGTTTGAAACGCCTCGTTGATCTGCTTGAGGAGGTTGTTCATTTCGGTTTGTGTCATTAACACGCTGTGGCGCTCCCATTCGTAGTTTATCGTCGTTGGCTTTCTCTTTAATTGCTAGATCAGCAATCTTAAGTCTTCGCTCAAACTCTTTATCGTCAGCATCTCCTTCACGCAAGTTTTTAGTGATTGCTTCGATCTTATCAATCTCCAACTCTTGTGGAGCCAGTTGAGCTTCAATCTGGTACTTCTGCGCTCTAGCTTGAGACTCAGCTGCTTGTCCTGCCAGTGCTTGTGCCTGTGCTTGCTGAAGAGCCATTTGAGCCTGTGCAGCTTGCTGTTGCATTTGCTGCTGTTCGGGATTAGGCTGACTAGCTTGCTGCATAGCGGCCAACAGGTCATCACGGTTGCTTAGATTCATGTTCTCAATAATGCTCTGGATCAGCGCAGGATACAGAGGTGACTCAGGAGACATTGTTTGCAGAAGCTGTGTCAACTGCGTAATCTCGTACTCTCTAGCAATAATGCCGAGAGTAGACGTAGCGCTAAACTTGTAGTCAGCTACCGGATAATGCTCTGGGTCAAACTGCATGTACCTGTGAGCAGCCTTGGTGACAAAAGGCATCAGGAAAGACTGCTGGAAGTTAATCAGAGTGCGCTTATGACGTTTGATAATAGCACCAAGAGACATACTGATCCCAGCAGCAGTAGCCTCGCCATTGACCTGCCCAGCGATTCCTGCTGAATCGACTGCTCCAGTAGCCTGTTGTACCATCTGTTGAAGCGCTTGCGCTTGAGCGAAAGTAATCTGACCAACTTGCCCAAAATTGAACGGCTGTAAGACTTCACGAGGATCTCCATTAGTAAGAATCATCTTGCCCGGACGTACTTCAGGTTTAGCGCCTCGTGGTAAGCGAGTAGCGTCAATAGCCATCATTGGGTGGATAGTAAGGCTCAAGGCGTCGATACGTGCGCGTAACTCTGTGTCCAGAGCTTTCTGGCTGTTGTATCCTTTCTCACATACGCCACGACCCCAAAAGCGCCCCGGAACAACGTCCCAAGGAAACGCAACTACAGGACGATCCTGCATCATGTAAGGGTTGGCTTCAGCTTTTAGCAACGTACCGCCATTAGCAACAACGACAATAGCCTCAACGTACATTCCTTCTTCTTCTACGTCTACGTCTTCAGCCTCAAGCAATTCACGAGGCACAAGACCGTAGTACTTTGTCAGACGTACTTTGTCATCGTTGTACACTGTAAGATCTTGATCTGGCTCTAGATCCGTATCAGGTGCAGCAGATTCAATGTAGGACTGATTGTAAACGCCCTGCTCCTGTAGCAGTTCTACGGAGTGTTTAGAGACAAACTCATCAACAGCCACACCCATAGCATCTTCAATAGATGTTGCTACAGGGTCAATCAAAAAGTTTTGAGGCATGACAGGCTTTAGCTTAACTGTTACTCTGTCCTGTATGTTTACACCTACGGCTGTCAGCTGTCCGTCCATAATCGGCTGAGTAGCTGGAGACATCTCTTTTTCTTCTGACAGGATGATCTCACCAATGCCTATGCCAAATACGGCTGAGTTAATTAGACATTCTGCCACAGCCTTACGTACTTTGGTCTTTTCAAAGTCTTCTGCTAGTTTGTTCCGAAGAAATTGTACATCCTGACGGTCTTTATCCATCATGTCATCAGAAATATCAAACCACTTGCCGCGACCAAAGGTTGCCTCTTCTAGTTCCGCTACGCTAGATTCTACAGCCTGCTGAAGTGCAGGAGAGATAATACGAGAACGTTCTGATGCTCTTTCGGAGTCAGTAGGGTCCCATTGACCTCGCCATAACCGATAGTATTCCTCAAACCTTGCTTCATAGTTTGACTCATAGTGATCTCTCCAATCTTCGCATTTGGTAATCACCCACTCTTCCAGCGATTCCTCAATCATCAGAGGGTCTGGACTCAGTATATCTTCTGCCATAGTTGTTTCCTTAAAGTAAAGCTATGCTGTAGCCCATAGTAAAAAATACTACGGCAGAGATAGCGTAAATGCCATACGTGTTAAGTCTTCTAAAAACCATTAGTACCCTGCCACAACATCTAAAATTTCGTGATCGTCAAGTTCGTAATCGTAATGGTACGCTACTTGTGCCAGCTGATCTATGTAAGCTAGTGCGTCGATCAAGTCATCGTGAGTTAATGGGTCTGGAAACTGAAACAGTTGATCTAAGAATCTGTTGTTCCACTCACCCTTATTTAAACTAACGTACCCGTTTTCAAACCGCCCCTGTAACGCCCACATAACCCTGTCAGTCTTTTTCCTGTTGCCGTGGGTTAGTTCCTCGACTCTAAAAAAAGTACCGTAGCGCTTCTGTAAGTCCATAAGTGGGGACATTACCGCCTGCTTTGCTATTCCTTTTTCAATACCAACACTGACGGGTCTGTAGTCTCTAACGGCCTGAAAAATCTTGGTGGCAGTCTCGTTAAGACTCCACCGCCCATATATAATGTTATCAATGTACCAGCCATCAGGATTAACTTTAACAACAGCGATTGCAGTTTCATCAAGTTTAGTATTCTTCGTCCGTTTTTTGTTTACTTCTTCAAAGCCAGCGAGGTCAACAGCTATATAGTAGTCTCCGATTTCTGGCTCTTCCCCGAACTGTACCCAACCTTCCTTAAACATTTCGGAGCCTCTGGCCTCAAATGATGCCATAAATTCCTGACGAAACGCATAAGATGACATAGACTTTTTAGCCATGTCGATTTCTTCTGAGTCAAGTATTGGGTTGTCATATGATGTAAAGTGCCACCCTTTGTACGTTGGGTCATCCCCTAGTTCTGCGTACTTATACAGTTCGTAAAAGTGGTTCCTGCCCATAGGAGTACCTATGAACATTGCTTGACCCTTTTGGTCAGCCAGTGCTGGACGGAGGATCTGCTCCCAAACATCGGGCTTCATATCCGCATACTCGTCCATCACAAGAAACTTCAAGGACACACCACGCATTGTCTCTGGCCTGTCGGCTCCTTTGAGACTAATCGTGGCCCCGTTGACCAGCTTGATCTGCAGGTTGTTAATATGCGAACCCGCAATCACAGGGTGTCCTAGCTCCATCAGGGTTTGCCACATGATGTCACGGGCCTGACCTTGAGTGGGCGCAACGTAAAAAACTTGCCCTTTATCGGACTGTAAAGCGTTGATAATCAACATCCACGCAGCAAGACGCGACTTCCCTGTACGACGTCCTGCGGCTACTACCTTGAACCTAGTAGGATCAGAGTAGACTTCCTGCTGCCAAGGCAACAGCTGTACGTTTAGATCAGTCACAGGTTACTGTCAGTTCTCCTGCTTCATCTACAGAGACTGAGCAAACAGCATTAGGATTGTTCCAAATTTGTCCTATTAGGTCGTTACTGTCTTTTCCTAGGTCTAGCACTGCGCCGTAACCTGTTTCAGCGACGTCTACTATACCGTTAACACCTGCAGTACCCATGTCAACAACGCCTGTTATTCCTGCGGTTCCCAAGTCCACGTTAGCGTCAAACCCTGCTGTACCCATAGTGGTCAAGTTGTCCAGTCCAGTAGTACCCAAGTCTACCATGCCCTCAATAAAGGGTGTGTAGTTTACATTGCTAACAGCCGTAAAGCCTGCACTAGAAATGTCAGAGAAACTTCCGTAGAGCGTTTGTTGAGTCTGTGCATCAGCAGCTACCTGCGCTATATCAACCTGTGAGTTGTAGCGAGCCATAGTCTTAGCCGAGTCTGCCTGCATCCACATCATACCCAGAGAGGTTACAGGAGACGCTAGAATAGATGCCCACTGGATAGCCTCAGACTTCTGTGGAATGGGTTGTGAGTTAGGAGTACTCGTGAGAGCCAAGGCCATTACAGCAGCGCTAGCAGCCTGTCCGTCACCGCTGGAGGCAATCTTAGACAGCGCAGCAAACTTAGCCTGTACCGCTTTGGCGTTAGCTTCTGCAGTCTTCTGGACTGACTCGTAGTACAGTGAGTTAGTTGACGCACACCCTGCAACAAGCAAGAGTGCTGCAATTAGTGCTGTTGTAATAATCTTCATTCGTTAGCTCCCGTTAAAATTAACAAGTGATGCCGGGGTTTCAACCAGATCAAAGGTGACAACTACTTCCATGTTGCCTACTCCCCCTGCTTGACACTTGACCGTTTCGTTTTCGTGAAGAACAAACAGCGGCCCTCCTCCGTTTCCTAGTGTTGCCTGTGTCCCACCATTAATACTCTCTCCGTCAAAGATGTACACTTGAGCTACGCCGCCTAGGTCCCAATATAAGTCTACAGTTGAAGTGGAGCCGTTGTGGTTAGCTACAAACACGTAGTTTACTACTGCGTGATACCCACTAGGAACCGCAAACAGGGTTGTCAGAGTAGTGTCTGTGAGGGTAGTGTGCTTAGTATATAACATGATTAGAGTTCCTTAGAGGCTCTAGTAAGTCCACAGCACGGGTAGAGTACCCCGTGTATCTACGTGTATAAAGTCACCAGCGACCCCTATTCCAGTAAAGCCGTGTTCTAAGGCCCCTTTTATTAACGTATACCGATGAGCAGAGTTCGTTGTCTTTATGTCTGCTGCTATGCCTTGCGCGTGTGTTCCCGGTATCTCTTTTACGGCCTCTAACGGGTGGCTAGGGCTTCTGTAGCCGCTGGTGATAACAAAAGGAAAACCACAGTACTCCCTGAGAGAGTCTAGTTTACTCAAGAACTCAGGTTCCATGTGGTTCTCGCCTGTGTGTTGGCAGTTAAACTCAGAGGTACTAAAGTATTTCACTTGCGTAACATTTTGCCAAAGAGACTTCGGGCTTCTGACTCAGATGTCCGCTTGTCGTACTGCTTCTCTGCTTCCTTCATGATAGCCATTAGGTTGTCAGCACCGATCTGCTCAACAGCCTTGGCAGTAAATACAAACTCACCGTCAGACAGCCTAGCCTCAATAGAGTCTGAAGTACCTGTGCCCGGACCTTCGACTTCACCTCCGTCTTCGTAGTTTTCAGCTTCAACTAAGCCGCCTTCAGCTAGTCCCGCAGACTCCTGAAGTTTTTTCTTTTCTTGAATTTGCCTTAATATTTGGTCTATTCTTTTCTTAAAAAGAGGGTTCTCTTCCCAAGAGTCCATTTGTTCTTGTTGGCTCTCATCTAACTCTGCGCCTGTTCCTGCATCTATAAGAGTTTGTCCTAAAACGGCATCCCCTCTTGTTACAGTATAACCAACGCCCGCGTTTACTACATCATCATAAATACTAGGCACTGTTACGCCCCTTTCTTAGTTGATTTCTTTTTTGGTTTGGCTTCGTTGAGCGTCTTTGCCGCCCTAGCTACGTCGTTGAGGTACGCACGTTCACAGTGGTTCTCATCAAACGTGAAGTCAATAGCTGCATTAACCCAGCCCCACGCCTTACTTTTAACTTTTAGCCTGTGTGAGCGCCCTGAGACGGACTCATTAGCGTTGTCACCGAAGAGGATAGCAACATTAATAAGCTGACTTGTGGCATCACCTACTCTGGTTACGTATCCAAGGGCTTCCTCTAGTACATCGTCCAGTTTATCCTGTGACATCCACTGCTTCTCCATCAAATGTTTCTCCCGACTCAAAGCCATCAGCAACAGACGCACTTCCGACCCCAGTGATGTTAATCTGTATTGCACTTCGTCCCGCATCCTTGATTACATCCTTCTCAAAAGCCCCTACAGGCAGTATACGGTCCATGATTAACTTCCACGCTGCTGCCTGATTCTTGTGGTCATCGTTAGTTGCAGCATCAAAGATAGTTTGTAACACTAACTCTGACTTAGGACTAGCTAACATTCTAGCCTTGTACTCATTAATGATAGAAGCATCGCCCTTAGGTCTGCCTACTTTACCTCTAGAGCCTGCAGTTTTGGACTTTACCTCAGACTTCTTAGGTCTGCCTCTCTTGCGCTTACGTAAATTAATTTCTTTACGTTCAGCGGCCTGTTGCTCTAGGGTGTCATCATCTGACATTATCCTTTTCCTTATGTTGAACGCTAGTTCGCATGAGTCCCCTGCCTAGGAAGCAACAGAAGAGGGGATCTATACGAACGGTTAAGTAACTAACTTAGCCCAACTCCTGTTCTACTAAATATATCCTAGTATCTGCCTATTATTTTACCATACTTTTACTCAAAAGTCAAGTCTTTTTTGTACTTATTTGTACTGTAGTCCCGCCCCCGGATAAAACACAAGGTAAAACAGGTGGTTATCTAGAGAATAACTTATGTTATTTTTACCTAGTTTTAGCTAAAATTACCCTCTTGCAAACCTGAGTGGCTACAACAATAATTATTCTAAGGCAACCCCCCTCCCCCCCTATCAATCTCAGGGCCTAACACAAGATGCCACGCGATGCAACAGGTAATAATACCAAAGGCGAGCTTCTAAAGTTGGCACGAGTTTTGCATGGGGTAAACCTAGGGCCGCAACCACAGATGCCACACGTTTACAAGTGTAATATTCACGTTGACAAAGTGTGTGTGCCAGTGTAGGACCCTCAGGCTACACTCAGGCTACCCACAAGCATACAACAGGACAGAGAGTCAAGGCCTAGAGCTTACACAAGATTGGTAATATTCACACTTGACTCTAGGGCTGACTCTGGTACTATGGTCACAAGTTAAACGAATAGGGAGGCCTGAGGCCATGAGTAAGCAAACGTTTAGAATCAGTACAGCAACGGGGGACACAGTGGCACATTTGACGCTGTTTAACTACGGACAAAACTGTGCACAACAGGAGGCCAGAGAAGTAGCAAAGCTGTTAACGGGAGGCGATTGGGTACTCAGCAGAGTAGAGCAAGAGAAGCCCAAGCCTAGCGCTCAGCAGTTTATTAAGGATCACGTAGGATAAGGAGGGTTGTGTTAGTGGTAGGCCTAGGTTACACTCTGGGTCTACTGCTAAACCAATCGACTAGGGAGAACCAGAGACATGTTGAAGCTATCGAAGGCCAGCAAGATGCCGTGTAGATCATGGTCACTGCAAGCGTTAGACACCTGTCCCGCGTCTAGGGATGACACGGGTAACCTAGTGCCAGCGTGTAGCGGATGCTACGCCACTACGGGTAATTACAGGTTCAAGAATGTCAAAGCGCCACGTGAGCATAACCGCGAGGACTGGAAGCGTGATAGCTGGGCAGA